GATATAAGAACAGTCAATGCCCCACTACCATTAGAATCAATATCTGATTGAACCATGTATACCTTGCTATGATTTGCAAACTTAATTAAATCTCCAGCCTTTAAAGCACCTGTTTGGTTGGCTGTAAAGCCATCTAAGGCTATAGAAGCATCTCCTGATGTATGTGCTCCAACCACTTGTATATCTGTTTCTGACTTGCCTGCACCTAAGTTATCTAGTGGTGCAACTATTGTAAAGTCCTCAAAAGAACCTTTTTGTTTTTGTAAAAATGCAAATATTTCCTGAGCTTTTTCTTGTTGTAATGGTGGCATTGCAACTGTAAAAGAAAAATACTGAGCACCTATTTGTCTGACTTGTTTTTTACCTGATAGTGTTTGATTCAATAGAGTAGGTCTATTGTCTTTAAAGTTAAGACTTCTAAAATTTGGGTCTGTTGGAAACTGTCCTGACATTATACTATTCCCATTTTGCCTTGATTATTCATGGCATTGTTTATGATTGATGTTATTAATCCTTTTCTTGATGCTAGTAACTGGTCAAATCCAGCAGCATCTACTGTTGATATGTTGAAGTTGACTGTAGCACCCATGCCCTGTCCTTGATTGTGGTCAATAACAGTTTCATTTGGATGTAATATTGCAGGGAAGCCACCTTTTCCATCTACACCACCTGCTCTAGCACCCATTCCTGTATAACCACCACCTTCATATATATTAGGCATAGAATTTGTTAATGCAGCAGCTTTTGCAGTAGAGCCATCATCAGTTATGGAAGTACCAAACATACTAAAAGCATTTAAAAGGTTTTTAACCACTAACTGCTGTACTGCAACTCTTAATAATTCAGTTACAACCACATCAGCAAAGTTTTTAAATGATAGTTTTCCATTTTTTAAACCATTTACTATCGCATCTTCAAATGACTTCATGGATTTAACGCCTATCTGTTGTATTGTTTTACCAACATCTTCTATTTGTGCAATATATAAATCCATAGGACTTTGTATGTTTGTAAGCTGTAATCCTGTATTTCCTAAAGACTCATTAAAACCATCATTAGAGTCTCTAACCTCATCTAATGTAAGTTTATAATCTCTGACCTTGTTTGCTGTAAACTCTGCCCTTTTTCCATAGTCAGTAGTTTGTTCAGATAAATTTTTGATTGCTTTATTGTTGAATATGGTTGCCCATGAAAGATTATTTATTTGCTCTGTAAAATCACCTACTTTTTTTGGTAATTCTTTTAAAACATTTTTTACAAAGTTAAGAAACTGATTTTCAATTTCAATTAATTTTATTTTTACATCTCTTACAAAAGATGCTAATTCATCTCTAAAGAGTCCAAATTTTTCAATTCCAATTGCAACAAATTCAATAATAGCATTTGCAATCTTTACACCCAAAGCATCCATGCCACCAGCATCATCTACCATTTGCTGTATTTTTTTAGCAATAAATTTTTGCATATCCTCAAATACAGGTAAGAATGATGTTGTAATATTATTAACAAAAGAACCAATCTGCATTTTAATAACACCAATAGCATCATTAAATTCTTCAGTTCTTCTTATAACCTTTTCACTTAAAACAATACCTAAGTCTTTAGCTCTTTGTATAAAGTTCTTCATACCACTTTCAGACAAGTCGTTGATAGCACCAGTTAAGATTACACCCTGTCTACCAAATAAATTAGCTAATGCTGTTGCTCTAGCTGTTTGGTCTCCAAGCTCTGTAATTCCCTTTGCTGTATCTCCTAATATTTCATCAAAAGAACGCATTGAGCCATCAGCATTTTTTAAATTAACATTTAAATCTTTAAATATATCTGATTGTGTTTTAACTCCCCTTTGTGCATCACCAACACTTCTAGCAAATTTTATAAGAGCTGTATTAGCTCCTTCAACAGTAGTTCCTGATTCTCTAGCAGCTAAGTGAAATGCTTGTAATGTATCTGTCGCTATGCCTGTTTGAGTTGCTGTTTTACCAATAGCATCTACAGCCTGAAATGACCTATCCACTAATACTGCTAAAGCAGTTGCAGTAGCAGTAGCAGCTAAACCAACACCAGCAACGCCTTTAGCTGCTCCACCAGCAACTGAGCCAACGCCTTTAAGACCTCTAGTAACTTTATCAAAAGCTGCTTTAGTCTTATCTACTGCTGTTAATTCAAACTTTACTTTTTTATTTGCCATTGTTTCGTTTCTCTTCAGCTAACTCTAGGTAAGCTATCCATCCTTGATATTCTTGGACGCTAATTTCTTGGAGTTCCTCTAAGGTTTTACCAAGTTTTTCAGCTAGTGCATATTGCACATATAAATTAGCATCCTTTGTTAGTTTTTTTTGACATCCTCAATGGGTTCTTGACCCATGATTTGTTGTGCAACGCTAACTAATATCTCTCTATCAACATTGTTTAATAAAGCATTTTTATCTGCTAAATCAAAAAGTTTATCTCCATTTTCATCTAGTGCTTTGTAAATAAGAACATAAGCCATCATTGTTAAATCATCTTCTTTACTCATTTTATAGAGCTTAGAAGTTTCAGCTAACGTTAATGGCTTACTATATATTTTTAAGGCTTTGTCATCTTCACCCCATTCAAACACTTCGATTACTTTGACATCTTGCTCTGCAAAATGCTTTTTTGCGTTATCTATTGCTGACATTTTCTTATACTGTTGTTGATGTTAAAGCACCATTGCCTTGTACTGAAATACTAGCTTCAATTAATCCATCAAATGATGCACTTCTTGAAACGCCAGTAACAATAGCTGAACCAGTATAATAAGTATCACCTGATGTATCTCCTTCAGGATAAACATTTAGTGTTACTTCTGAGCCAATAGTTAAAGCACCTTGACCACTAGTATCAGTCTCATCCCAAAATACATCTAAACTTCCTGAGAAAGAAGTCAATGATGATTTATATGTTCTAGCAGAATCACCCATTGAAGTATCTTCTAAAGTATCAGCAGATTCCTCGATTGAGTAAGACCTAATTTCAGCTATAGCATTAGAACCGACTTTAACAGTTCCTTCACTTCCTTTATGTGTTGCCATTTTCTACCTCGTCTTTCGACTTTTTCTTAGAAGAAGGTTTAATTTTATCTTGCGAATGGACTGCTTCTTCTTTCCAACCCATATTCAATAAAGACTCAACCTTTGAAGGGTGAGCTTCTATCAAAACTTTTCCATCAGGACTAATCATTTTCATAATTGTCTCCTATACAGCTACATCAGGATTAGTTTCCTTGACATAGTAATTAGTTAAAAAGGTTAAACTCACATATCCTAGTGGTTTCTCACCTTCACCATTAAACTCTATTTCAGTTGATTCTAAATAACAGTCTTTAGCTAATCCATCTAAAGTTCTATCTGCTGCTATTGCTTCTTCAACTTCTTTGCTTATTGTATCAATAGTATCATCAAAGTTGCTAGTAGCTTTTGCATATCCTTCTACTACTACTGATAATTCTCTACTCATAACCCTATCAGTACCTATAACTATAGGCTCTGATGTTTCTGATTTAGTGTAGATAACTAATGCTGGTACTGTTTCTAGTGGATAAACTCTTGACTCATAGACTCTTGAACCAGTTGTAGTTAATCCAGTTAAAGTAGTACCAAACTTTTCTCTTATTTGTTGTCTAATATGATTTGCCATTATATTTCCTCTAACATTAATGCACTAAACCCTGTTCTGTCTGCTTGTATGTTTACTACAGTATAGTTTTGTGCTGCTTTGAGTATATTACCATTTGTATCTTTTATTGCAGATACATTTAAAGTATTTCCAAATGAAATATTCGGAACATCTATGGTTCTGCAATAGGCTATTGGTTTTAATGCTTCCACACCAATACCCTCTTCTTGTTCTACATATTCATTATTTAGAATGACATTAATTGTTGTAGAAGTACCTGAGTTTGTATAAACAGCACTTACTCCATGACCAAAGTTTATGTCTAAGTAACCTAACATATCTTCTTCAGTTTCTAATCTAAATTGAGACATTATTCTTCCTCAAGAACCAAAGAAACTAAGCCTGTATTGTCAGGCTCAACTGTTCTAACTATAAATGTTGTAGCTGGTTTTAATACATTGCCACGATTAGTTGTAATTGCATCAACTAATAATTTATCTTCTTGGGATATATAAGGTACATCAGATGCTTTGACTATTGCTCTTGGTTGATAACCAGCAACAGGCACTGTTCCACCCTCTATGTTGAAATACTCTTGGTCAATAATAATATTAATGTTTTTAGAAAAACCTGAATCAATATCAAAAAGAGTATCTATTAACGGGAAGTCATCCCATAAAGATTGTTGCACTTCAAAGAATGTAGCAGTAACACCATGACCTGTTGTTGTATCAACATAGGCGTTAAAATCTAATGCACTCTCTAAAGGCATGATTTACTTTTTAGCTCTAGTTTTAGGAGCTTTAACTTTTGATGTTTCTAAACCAACACTTCTATCTTCTTTCTTAGCTTTTGGTTTAGCAACATGGATTTCTGCTTTTTTATAAGCACATAAAGAATGACCTTCAACTTCATTAAGTTCTACTATATCTCCAGCATGAACCTTTGAACCACCAGCCATTGTATCTTGTAATATTTTATATTTTTTCATATTTAAGGTAGGGGTGTTTCCACCCCCATTCCATTTAAGCATCAGTTAATTAGTCGCTTGATTTACAGAAAGACACTGCATGTCTTACAGCTACATCAACAGTTTGTAGAGCAACAATTCTTACTCCACCTGAAGTTGATAATGCATAAGGGTCAACAGTAATATCTAGTCCACCATACATACCAATTAATAGGTCTGCAAAGTTACCAAAGTAGAA